GGAGCGCATTGCGAAGATGAGTCCAGTAGGACCACTCATTGGTTGAACGCCAGCGAGGTCATAAGCGACCAGGTTAGGCATTGAACGACGGATCAGGGAGATCAGAACTGGATCGAAACCAGCAACGGTCTGACCACCTGCTGAGGTGTAACCACCGTTACCAACAGCGTTGGTTGGTGATTCGTGAAGGAATTCGCGCTCTTCACGAAGAGCGATTTCTTGGTTCTCCAGGAGTTGAGCAGTAACGGCTCTACGATGGGAATCCTTGATAGGATCCATACCATCATAGTCCAGAAGGGGTGCCCACTTCTCCTGCAGATGCTCGTTTAGGGGCATTTGCATTTGATCTTTACCTCTTTTAAAAAGTTAGTTTGAACTGTTATTATTTAGAAATCACTTTTTAGCGACTCTTCTCAGAGTATCCATGTAGGATTCCATTAATGGTGATGCTGATACTTGACCAACAACACTGGTGCCTTCAGAGATAGTCTCTGAGTGGTCTCTTTGAGCGCCAGCGTGCTCTGGGAAGTAAGACTTCTTCAGAGTTACTAGCTTCTCACGATAGTCTGACTCACTTTCAAACTCAACATTTTCGGCAAGAGTAGCGAGCTTGTCTTTCTGAGAAAGGGCAAGTCCTTCAGCGACTTCTGCAAAGATTACATCAGCAACTGACTCGGCTAATCTCCTATTAAGAGCAACATTTCTTTCGATTTGCTCGTTGAGTTTAGACTCCATTTCATCTAGTTTATCTACCATGCTCTCGATTACATCATATCTATCTTCAGGGATGGTTACATAATGTTCTTCAAAAAGACCCTTCATTCCAGCGAGGAATGATTCGGTCATTTCAGTCTTAAGACCGTGCTCAACAGCGAGAGCGTTCTCTTGGATCCACTCATCGGCAACATACTCAAGGTATGCGTCGAGTCTTTCGGTCAGACCTTCTTTAATAGTTTCAATCTCTTCTACAAGAACAGTCTCGTATGCAGATTGAAGATTTTCCTTGATTTCGTTAACCTTTGATGTGATAGCAGCTTCGAAAATAGTGCGTGCCTTCTCTTGGAATTCCTCAGAAAGCTCTTCGCCTTCGAAGAGAGCTTGAACATCTTCTTCGATGTTGAACTCAGGTGCTTCCTCTTCGGTGACGACTTCCTCTGCAGAGATTTCTTCTTCAGAGATTTCCTCTTCAGTTACCTCTTCTTCTTCAGCAACAACTTCTTGCTCTTCATCAGCCTCAACTTCCTCGGCTCTAGCGGCTCTGGCGTTGACTACATTTTTGACTTGAGCAAGGGTCTTGCCTGGGGTCTCCAGTTTATTGGAGTCGTCGTCGGGTCTTGAGTTCTCGGGGGTAGGACCACCAAGATCCTCATAAGGAACACCGCTAGCTTGCATTGGTTCAGCAGGTGCAGCGTTTTGTGTTACTACGTTTTCCATTTCCTGTAAGTTGCTATCAGCGGACATTTTCTTTTGATTAACTTTGGTATAATCTATATTTATTTATAAATCAGAGATTTGATAAGAATTCGTTGAAAAGATTTAACTTATACTCTTCAAGCATTCTTTGATCGACAAGAGTATTAATACGTCTTTTTGTATTCTCTGCGAGTTGTTCACGAAGGATACCACCTTCCCAAACCCACTCTTTACCTTCCATAATTCCATTGACGAAAGCATCAGGAGCGGAAGGATCGGCAACGATATCAGCAGCAGTTGCTAACTGGAAATCTTCACCAACAATCTTGTGACCTTCGTTGGTCATTCTAAGTGAACCAACACCACGAGAAGAAACGCCAAGCATAACGCCAGACTCAAGAAGTGACTTAGCGATTTTGCCCATTGGGGTTTCAAGAATCTGTGCCTTACCTACAAAGTTATTACCTTCTTGGTTGAGGCAAGTGATCTTGTGTGAAACACGATCAAGATTAACGGTAGGACCATCTGGGTGACCAAGTTCGCCAAGAGCACGACCCTTACAGACGAAATTTTCGTTATAACGGGTTACTTCTTTAGAAAGAGTATCGATGGGGTACATTCTCCCATTGCGATTCTTGATCTCACCTTGAAGAAATACACCTTCGATGTATAACCTCTTGTTAGGACCTTTACCTTCGGTGATAACTTTTACGTTAGTTACTTCTTCTGTGATTAGTTTCATTTGTTTACCCAGTAAAACCTACTTTTGCACCTTTTACAGTATCAGCACTAGCAAATACGCAATATGATGGTTGCTTCTCAAGATACTCTACAGAGTTTGGAGGCATGGTCATTGAACCAATACCATTTCCACTTTGCGTCTCAACAACAGTAACTAATGCTGCACTTGCGGAGTTATTAACAAGACGGACAACAGTAGCATTACTAAAACTAGTTGCAGTTCCTGTTGTAATTGGCAGATTAATTTCATCCGCCAAAAGCAAAGTTCTTGCCATTATTCTTGATCCTCTTGTGATTCTTGTTCAGTTTCATATTCATCGCCAAACAAAGATGCCGCTACAATAGGTCTAGCAACATCAATTTTTTCAGCGGCTTTTGCGAATAATGCACTTTTAATAGCATCAGAAACATCCGATGCTTTTGCATCTGTCGCAATCAAATCGATAATATTATCCATGAAATGTTATAGTGTATATATTGTATATTTATATCTCTGCTTTTTTAGCGTCCTTTTGCATTTGAGCATCTACATCTGATGCATCCTGTTCCATATCTGGTTCAGTTGGAACCTGACCCAAATCTCCACCTTGAGGTAGAGGCTCTCCTGTAATTGGATCAATCATTGAAGGATCTGGAATGATACCTTTTTGAATCTCATCTTCAATCTGCGTATCAATTTCAATGATTTCAGCATCAGTTTGTCTGAGAATTTTCTTTCTTACATATTCAGTAGAGTAATACTTGCCAATGTAAGGTTCGATAGTTGCAAGGTTTCCGAGTCTACTTTGAAGTAGTTCTGCTTCTTTTAGTTCGGCAAATTGATTATCATACAGGAAATCATACTGAATATGATCAGACATAATCTCCCAGTCTTCGGGAGTAACAATATTTTTGAGAATCAATTGCGTTCTCAGCATATCGTTGAACATCTGAGAGAATCTCTTTCTCAGACGACCAACAAACTTAGCAAACTTAAGTTCGTCTCTCAGAATTTCAGAAGAACGACCAAGATTGAATCCACCATCAGCAGCGATTCTTGACTCAGGAACACCAAGTGCTCTATATAGTTTCTTTTGGAAATACTCAATATCGGCAAGTTCTCCTAAGTTTTGTCCACCAGGAAGTGTGGTAATTTCTGTACCACGACCACCCTCTCTTCTTGGAAGCCAGAAGTCTTCCATCATGGACATAAACTTACGGTCATCACGGATTTCTCCAGTTGAAGCGTCGTAGGCAAGTTTATTTCTGTAGCGAGACATAACCTCTTTCAGGTATTGCTCTGCCTTTACCTTAGGTAGGTTACCAACGTCAATATAGAAAATACGACGCTCTGGTGCTCTAGACAATCTATAGATAACCAAAGAATCTTCAATCATACGAAGTTGATTGAGTGCTTTGATTGCCTTATGCATATAAGACAATACTGTTCCTTTGTTCCTATCTACAAGACCAGAACTACAATATACAATGGAGTCCTTAGCAATTTTTACACCTTTTACTTTACCACCGGCACCACTGAAAGTTCCGCTTGGATAATTTGGTTTTGGTGTATAAACAAAATACTCTTCAATTTGTGGTTCTATTATCTGATCGGAATTATTTTTTCCTCCCATTGCAGCATTAGCAATAGCAAGACCGCGCTTGTCCTCTTTCTTTTCCTGACGGACAAACTTCATTTTCATTGGGTCAATGTATCTCAAGTCCTGAATACCTGCCTGAGGATTCTTGAGGTCAATGACTTTCAAATAGTAAAGTCTTCCGTCAACATACCAATTTCTAAAAATTTCATGGCACTTCTTATCGAAGTCCATTATTTCTTTGAGATATCTAAACTCGTCTCTAATTACCTGTTTCAGTCTATCACTAGCATTCAAGTTTGAGAGCTCAATCTCAACTGGAGAATCATAAAGATCGCTAACGATGGCTTCATTCACAACATCTTCAATGGCTCCATCACACTCTGGGTGAAGAGCCATTTCACGATATCTTTTAATTAAATCATGCTCAGTTCTATAGACACCTTCAATATCAAGATAATGCCCATAAAAACCACTACTAATATAGTTATCAACCCCGTCCTCATTAGTTTGAGGAACGGGGGAAATAACTGAAGGTGGTTTACTTTGGTCGCCGTCAATAGAAAAACCAAAAAGTCGTGCCATCGTATAACTGTTTGCTTATTATTGACTATTTAGTTGATGTCTTCACCACCAGCATTTGCAGCATTACCTCTTACTGCTTCCCACCAGAGAACTTGGAGTTCAACAGTAAACTCTTGAATAACACCAGTACTATCATATGATAGATCAATAGGTGCAACTTGAGTTGGGAAAACATCATAGAAATGATACTTTCTCAGGGTGCCGCCGTTACGATCAAGTTGGTAGATGTAAGCATCTGCCTGATAATCTGCTGGATTGGTTAGACCAGTGTTATCAGATACTCTATTTACAGTATTCATCCACTTTTCGAAAGCGGAACGAATAGCAAAGTCAGTATCGTTGATAACAGTGATTGTCCAAGTATCGAATGTACGATCTCCTGCTACTTTGAGGATTCTTCCTCTGAAAGGAACCTCAATAGGAGCAACATTGGATGCTGGAAGGTTTGCTGCCTTAACAAGGAAACGTGCCTTGTTAAGGATATCATTCAAACCATCAACTTGAACTGTGCTTGGGAATGAAAGCTCAACCTCAAAGAGGTTAGAGCGAGCACCGCCACCAGTCAGCTTACTCTTGAAGTCAGTAATCTTTCTTAGTGGGGGTGGATTAAGTTGATTTCTAGTTGCCATTTTTGTTTGCCTCTAAGGTTGATTAATCAAATAATTATCAGACGTTACCGATGACTTCCGAGAAGGAAACCCCAGTTCTGGTGGCGACAAAGGTTAGACCGATGAAGTTGATCGATCTGTTTGGTTTGATGTAGATATCAGCAACAAACTCGTTGTTGTCGATAACAGCAGCAGTATTATTTGTTTCATCACAAATAACGACATAATCAAAGATTCCTCTCTTAGCCTGGACATCGCGGAGGAATGGTTCAACAATATTTACAAAGTTGGTTCTTGTGATCTCATCGTTGAACTCGAACAGTTGATCCCTAGCGGCAGCAGCAATTGCTTGCTCCAGATAGATGAAGAGGCGGCGAACGTTGATTCTATCGAACGCTGAAGACTTGGCGAAACCAGTCTTATCACCAAATAGAACGATACCATCACCAGGCGAGAAGATAACAGGGTTGATTCTGTTAGAATACAACTTATCTCTTTGGACCTTGCTTGGGTTGTAGGTCAACTTAACAGCGTTGAGGATAGCACCTCTAGCAGTACCAGCAGGTGAGAACCATGGGAAGTTGTTGAGGTCGTTTCTAGCACACAGACCAGCAATATCACCATTTAGTGGGATATAACGGAAGGCATCAGAGAATCTATCATAAGTGTACTTATAACCACTATCAAATACAGCGTAGGATGATGAAGTGATAGGAGCGTAGAAACTCAGAACATTATCGGTAATATCAGAGTCCGAGTTAACCGTTACTGAACCAACAGCACTATCGTTAAGGAACGCTAGTCTGTATGGTGAGATGAATGCGATAGCATCTTGTCTTGCTTCAGCAACTGCAATGAGTTTATTAGCAAGAGCTTGTGCAGTCTCCTTAGCATAATTTGCTGAACCCATCAACAGGAAGTCAATATCATAGTTATCGGTATTCTCAAAGATACCATAACCAGAAGATAATTTGGAGAGAGTTGAAGTTAGAGCACCAGACGAGGTGAGGTCTGTTCCATCATCATAGTTCTTACCACCACCTAGGGTGTAAGTGTTGCTTCCAGAAGCTGCAAAGTTAACTCCATCAGCATCTTGATCCCAACCGATGTCGCTAGCAAGAGTAAAGTTGCTGCTAAACGCTGTTGTTGTAATACCAGCAGGAGCAGAACCACCAAAGACGTTTGTTGAAACGTTATAAAGATACTTTCTCCAGTAAGAAGAAGAACCTACAGAGTACTCGGCATCCTTTGCCTTGGAAAGTGCAACGTGCTTCTCAAGAATAGTACCAGCGTTTCCACTTACGGTTCCTTTGTCGTCAATAACAACAACATGGATTTCGTCGAATCTTGAGTTTCTAGCAGCAGCATAAGATGAAGTTGCAGGTCTATCAACGAGTGTATTCCAAGCAATGGTTGCTCCACTAGAAAGAGAAATGGTTTGTTGGTCAAACCAATCTTGTCTTGAGGTGTATGCCGTTTGACCTACTGCCGTTGTCTGACCAGTGGTGTGGATAGCAACAGAACCAGATGATGAGAAAGCATAAACACCAGCAGGTTGATAGTCAACCGAAGTCTCAGTTCCAGCAGCAGAAACGTGTGATAGAACTTTAACTTGAAGTGAGTATGGTGAGTCTGAAGTTCCAGAACCACTAATACCTGTGACGATTCCCTTTAGATAACCATCAAGGGTGCTGGTTGAACCAGAACCTGGTAGGGTGGATGAAATTGCCTGTGTGATACCATATCCAACAGAAATAGTTGGAACTGTAGCACTTGTTTGAACGCCAGCAATAATTTGATCTGCTTTAGCGTCAATAGTGGCGACTCTAACGCCATTTGCCCAAGAACCAGGGTTTCTAGCAGTAAAGGTTACTCCACTGATAGTGTTCTCCTGATAACCTAACTGACCATAATGTTCAGTACTCTTAATCTTGATACTAGATGCTGTTCCAACAAAAGCATTTGTAAGAGCATTATCGTCTGCTCTAACAACTTGAAGATTACCACCATACGCTAAGTATGAAGAGGCAACCATCCAATGCTCATAGTGCTTGTCGGTATTGTATGGCTCACCGAAATTCTTCAGTAGATCGGCTTCATCGCCAACAAGAACAGGTACATCGACTGGTCCCTTAGCAAAGGGAGCAACCAGAGCACCTACTGCACCATTAGTAGCATCAACTCTACCAACAGTGAGGTCAACCTCTCTTACTACAATTCCAGGAGATGCTAAATTTAGCGGCATCTTCTATTCTCCTTAGTCCAGAATTATTCTAGAAATATTTATTAAAAAGTGTCCTTTGAATGGGGAAACAGTGCGTGAACCGCTACCAGTCAGGATATTCCCACAGTTCTGTTGGTGTTGGTCTTTTCTTATTTGATAAAACTCTCTTCTTAGTACATTCCTTACATTCATAAGAATAGGCAGAAGGTAAAGCACCCCTGCCTTTTCTAGTTAGATAAAAGTCATCTATCAAATTTTTTATTTCTCCACAAATCCTACACTCCCTATCAAAAAGAAGTATGTGTTCTAGATTTATTTGATCTTCTAAGTCCATTAATAATATTCCCACATATAAGATCTATCACCATACTCATCGGTATGCCATCTATCTCCATCACTATCAACAAAAGTGCTTTCATCCAAACCATCCAATATAAATCCAAATGGAGCCATATCTTGTTCTATTTGATTTTTTTGCTCTTCATAAATTCTTTTACGAATATCATTATCGGTCATCTCTTTGAAGTATTCTTGTGCTACCAACCAAGAAAATATAACCAAGCACATCGCTAGGTCATCATTACATCCTTCCTCTGCCTCAAAGGAATTATGTCTTTGAGCAAATGTTGTAAGTTCCGATATAATATCGTAATCTACAGTCAATAACTTATCATCCTCCATAAGAGTTTTTAGGTTAGAGCAACCCAACTTCTTCACTGCTGCAGTCATTCTTACACCCATCTGCGATTTCTTACCAGAGAAACCATGCCCGATAACTTGTCCGGCACGACCTCTCATTGCAGCCATAAGCATATTTTCATATTCTAAATCATAGTGTAAAATATTAGCAACTTGTTCCCCAATATCATTAACCTCGATAAGTAACCAAGCATTATTATATCCCTTAGCAACATCGATAATAACACTTGGAAATAACATTGGTTTTATTTCATTATTTCTATACTTCGCCACTACCTTATATGGAAACTGTGTGATATCAAAAATAATAAATGCAGAGTAATCATTTCCAAGACCACGAGCAACGTCTACGGTGATTAAATAATTGTGCTCTTCCCGTGGTTTTTCATAAACGTCTAATCCGGCATTCCTTTTTATTGGATTTTCATAAACAAGATTTCTAAGTTTTGATGGGTTGATGAGAGTGTTGACTGATCCTAAGAATTCACACTCAAACTCAACCTTGAATTGTTGTTCTGAGGTGTTAGCAATAGTTTGCTCTTTCCATGCATCATCTCTACCGGGAACTTCTGACCAGTGAACATCAGTGGGAACATATTCATTTTTATTTCTTTCCGCATCATGCCACATGCGGTAGAAATGGTTCATACCCCTAGGGGTAGAAACAATAATTACCTTTGTGCTCTGTCCAGAAGAAATAGTAGGATAAACAGAGGCAAAGAAGTCATCAGCAATGTGATTTGGGATGAACGCGAACTCGTCGAGAAAGATGACATTATAGGATCCGCCTCGGACAGCAGATGACGAAGTAGAGTTAGACGAAATTTTGGAGCCATTTTCTAATTCTAAAGATCCTTTATTCCATGATATAATACCCTGCTGCATCCACTTCGGCAAGTTTTCATAAGCAAGTTGTAATCTTCCTAGAAGATCTCTAGCAGTAGATGCTTTGTTGGCTAGAATAGCTATATTAACATTGTCGTTGAAAACAGCATAATGTAACAAATATGAAACACAAGTCGTAGATTTACCCGTCTGACGGGGCATTTTACAGATATTAAATCTATTTTTGTGGAAATTACTAATCAGTTTCTCTTGGAATGGGTACATCTCAAAAGGCACCAGACCATGATCAAGCGACACGATCTTGATATAATTTCTAGCAAAATAAACTGGATCTTCTTTACACTTTAAGAACTCAATAATTCTATCTTCAGTCCATTCAATGGGAGTATTAGCTTTTTTGAGCAGAGGATTGCCCAAATAAACATCACTAGACATATTCATACCCCCTTTCTGGACCCCAATGTTTCATTCTGTAAGATAATCCCTGTATCGTTATACCTACATCATCTGCTGCCTCTTGTTGAGAAATATATATTTTTCCATTTATAGAAACTTTTTTGCTATTGGGGTGCTTCTCTCCACCCTCATACTTATGGCCAAAAGAGCGACCTTTCAGTGCCTCGCTTTTCTTTCTACAAGTTTCTTTACTATGCTTCCTACCAATATTTTTTTGAGTTGCCTTATTTAAATTTTCCATAAACCAAGCATCATTGTGCCACCCACACTTATGTATCTCTCTACTACAAACATATAAATGCTCTGGTATATCTTTTCCACCTTCACATCTTGGTGGGAAATGATGAACATCCATACCTCTCATCTGTTCCCAAGTTAATCCCCAATTTTTTCGAGCAATATTTCTTACTGTTTTAGGACTTAACCTTTCCCTTGGAACTTTAATAATAGCAGACACATTTCAATCCCAATCTAAAAATATTTATACAAGATAGACTTCACTCATAACGAAACTCCTTTTTAATCTTCTACATAAATGAACGAAGCACTAGCAGCAGTAATAT